CTATTTACACCCCTCCACCACCGCCTCCAGCTCGCCCTCATATTTCCGGCCGCGCGGCCAGTCCCGCGCCAGTGCCAGGACCTTTTCGCCATCGCTGGCGGCCATGGTTAACTTGTCGAACTCATACGCGGGCCGGGCTGGTACCAGCTTTACACATGGTGTAAAGACGGGGATCTCGACTGTCTGTGTCACCGTCGGCGCACCGGCGCACCCGGCCAGCAGGATTGCCAGCAGCAGGACCGTTTTCATAAAATCCCCTTCAGCAACTGATTGACCGCCGGCATGGCCTCGGCGCAGGTAGTGGCGCGGGCGGCTGCGATCTTCGCTAGCGCACCATCGAAGCGCTTGCCGTTCGACGTAGCCAGCTGCTGCGCCAGCGCGCCGCGCGCGTCGGCTGCGGCCTTGGCCTTGGCCAGCGCATCGACTGCCGTGTTTTGCTTGTCGATGTCGGTGCGCAGGGCATCGCTGATTACCCGTTCGGCGCGCAGGTCAGCGCGCACCTGGTCGCGATCGCGCGCGGCCAGCCACCAGCCCGCGCCGGCCCCAGCCAGCGATGCCAGCAGCGCGGCCGCGATGATCCGTTGCAGCAGCGCGCTCACGCCAGCACCCCGCCAGCGCGCAGAAACGCGACCTGCAGGCGTTCGATCGGGTGCTCCGGCTGGTTGTATCCGGCACCTGGCAGCGAGGCCCAGATGTTGCGGCACTTGCTGACTGCGGCAGCAAAGCGCCCCGCTTCGATGTCCGGCAGCGCGCGCCGCTCGCGGATCAGCTGGATCGCCCATTTGTCTTGCGATGCCGGGCCGAAGTCTGGCAGCTTGAGCAGGTCGCGGTAATGCACCCAGTCGCGCAGCATGTGCTGATAGCGGCCGGATGCGTTCGACGTCAAGCCGCGGCTGTTGATGACCTTGCTCTTGCGGCCGGCGGCGAAAGGATGCGCACTGAAGTTACTGAAAATTTCCGGCTTGCGGTCGGCGCCGGTGACGATCACGTCGTAGCCGTCGCAGCGCGTGGCCGGACTTGTCGACGTGCCTTCGGATACCGCCAGCATATCCAAAAATGCCTGTAGATTCGGGGTCATGATCTATCTCCGGCGCGTTGATTTGCGGCCAGGTACAGCGCCACGCCGACTGCAAATATGCATTCGAAAATATCGCGCGCGACGAATCCGGATGCGATGCCGGCGGCACTGCCGACGACCAGGGCGATATGGGCGTAGCGCACCGCATGGCGCGTCTTGTTTGTCATGCGGTTCAATGCCATGACGCCAACGAAAAAAATATAGGCGCTGGCCAGGTCCTGGATGATGATTGCGACGGTCATAGTCATTCCTTCGGGTTGTTGAGCCATGGAAGCTGGATATCCTTCAGGCGATCAATCAGAGAGAAAAATACCGGGACGGCGCGCATCGCTGCCAGGCCGGCGAAAAACGCGATCGCGCGCTCCAGTTCGCTTGACAGGCCCAGATAATGCAGGGCTAGCGGGGTCGCCATGACAGCGCAGGCGGTGCCGACGATGATTGCGGTCAGCGCCTGGGGCCGCGTCATCTCCTTTGCATAGCTGAGCGAGACGGCGGCGCCGACAAATGAAAATACGATCGTCGCGTATTTGATGCCGGCCACGCTGTCGGCCGGGCTGAGGGGTTCGATTGCCATGATTTCCTTGTTTTTATTTGAGCAGCGAACGCGCCACGTCGAGCGATATGCCGAGCCGGTAATTTCTGGCCAGGTAGCCAGCGAACAGATCGAGACAATGCGGCGAATGTCGGAGCTGCTCGCGGTATGCCTCGACCTCGTAATGCAAGCGCCATTTTTTGCTGATCAAATAGCGCGGCCAGAATGCGCCCCACGACTCGCGCCACTGGCGAACGTGGACACGCTCATGAGCCAGTAGTCCGGCGTCACCCTTGCACTCAGGCCGGATCAAGATCACGAATCCGAGCGTGATCGCATCGAATCCGCGGGGAACGAATCGCGTTGCAATGATCATGTCCGCTCCTCCGGATCAGCTACCGGCTCCGGATTGCGCAGCGCCACCAGGGCCAGCGTGTCGTCGCCGGCCGCATCCAGCAGAGCCTGTGCCGCGCGGCGCTCGTTCGCGTCGACGGCGAGCGCCGGGTTCGCGAGGCGGCGCTGTGCCGCTTCATGGTCGAGCGCCGACTGCAGCAGGGCCATGTCGGAGCGCGCTGCGATGCCGCTTTCCTGCGCTTGATACGCTGCCATCTCGTACAGCGTCAGCTCGGCAGCCTCTTCAGCAGTCGGGATCATCAGGCCCAAGCTGAAGCCGATCATTTTTCGGCTCAGAATCAATTCCGACTCTTTCGATATCTGGCCATGCAACTCGGCCTCGGTGCGGCGCACGATGTCGGCCGCGCTCCACACGTTGCTTGCCATCAGATTGATGAAGCTCATATCAGTTGCTCCTTATTGCCATGATCGACACCCACACGGCATTGCCGGGGCTGGTACCGAAGTTGATCGTTTCGACAAAGCCATCGAATGCGCGGGTCCAGGTCTTGGTCGCGCCTTCGCGCTTGCGCGCCTCGGCGGCGTAGACCGCCTTGGCCGTGTAGCCCTTCGGCAGATTGAAGCTGGCCTGCCCCATCACCACGGCTGTGCCCGCAGCCGTAGCGGCGGCCGACAGCGTGTAGACGTTGCCGTTGATCGCCGTGATCGTCGTGCCGGCCGGGATTCCGGTACCGGTGATGCCCATTCCGACGTACGGCGCGCCGGTCGTCACCGACACCGCGGTCAGCGAGTTCGATGCGTTGGCGGTCGTGCCCGTGAAGCTGATCGTGTCGAACTCGAAGAACACCGGCACCTTGCCCAGCGCCCGGGCCGCTTCTACCTGCCGGCGTAGTTCGTCGCGGAAGCGCAGCGAGGGCTGATAGATCCGCGCCGAGGTCGCGCTTGCAACCGAGACGGCGCCATTGCCGGCCGCGATGCTGGTGATCGCGCCAATCGCCGACACTTCGCTTTCGACGCGGACCAGATCCTTGAATGCGGAGCGGCCCCAGCTTGTGCCGACTTGTAGCAAATCAGTAGAATCGTCATAAGCCATCGCAGTGATAGCCGAGCTAGTACCGTCAATCGTGCATTGAGCATTGGGCTGGAACAGAGCCAGTTCGGTGCGATAGATACACTCAATTTGTTGTTGACTTGGTGCTGTAGCGGAGATACGCCATAGTGCTAGTGACCCCTGAAACGGGGAGGAGTACGCAAAGTTATTTCCTGTAAAAGTTGTAGCTGTGTTACTCGATACATTTGCTGTGTTTGTAGCGGTGTATACCATCACTCCATCAACATACAATGACACAATGCTATTATCTCTTTTCCATAACAAGAAGTGTAATCCGAGCGTTGCTGCAATTCCAGTAGCTATACCTGTAGCATTTATCGAACAATACGGCCACCAAGTTCCAGAATTAGTTGCGATGCCTACGCAAGGGTTTGCCGAGAAACCACGAAGTAGGCACGCTTGGTTAGCTAAAGACGTTAAATTAGCCCACCCCATCACACAGAAATCACCAGTACCGAAATCCAGATCAGAATTGTATGGTTGCTCTAAATAGTTCGATGCACTGAACCCGCTATATGCCACCAGTCCAGCAGTACCTTGATTATTTACATCAACATAATCGACCTTACGCTTGGTCAATGTACCGTTGAGGATTAATCCTTTATTCTTTACGCTGCGATCTGGTTCTGCCATCTTTAGAGATACCTTTGCAATAACATAAGACCCTATTTGTGTCGTAAAACAACGAAAAGAGATAGTGTCATGCACAGAATCTTGTGTAAACGAAGCATTTACCAATCCTACACCAGTTGAAGCAATAAAGTTGGCTAGCAATCCAGCATTTTGTAATGTTGATCTTGCCAAACCTACAGTTGTACCCCCCGAAATTTCTGTGATCGCCATACTAGCAACATATGTTTTTCCCATTATTAGGATCGGATCAATACTGGACACATAATACCCATTGTTTGTATTAACGATTTCAGTAGTTGTAAATTTATAAAATCCGTTACCAAGATTTTCAGCAGTTCCTCTACCTCCCCCTGTCGTCCCTAGTGGCCCAACAGAGTAATCAAACAACTCACCAGAACCAGTGATTGTCTCAGCTACAGTATCAGCGAGAGTTGCTAGACGGGAATCTCCGACTTGCCAGCCGGTTGAATAACTAGGTGTTGTTTCCGATACCATACCCTTGGTCACAAATGCCGGGTTTTCCTTTATATACTGCAAACCAAGCACACCACCTGCCGCGATTGCACCGACAGTTTTAGCCGTTCGCCATGCGTTACCATCCTTTAATGCAGGAACGCTGCTGGTGGTGTAATTACGACTGAGGAGTGTACCTGTAACCATACTACGTACATCGCCATAGTTAAGAACGTAACCTATTGCCCCCTTGCGCGCTCCTACAAGTTCTGCCCCGATAAATGATAGCCCATCAATAGGCCAAGAATTTACTGTACTATTAACAATAGTTCCATCATCCTTAATCACACTTACACCACCAGCCGTAGCAACAACAATTGTCGGAACTTTCATTCCAGTAGCTGGATCAATTGGTGACGAGTCTAGGACGGTTACTGCAATGTCGTTGATCCGTCCATCTATAATACCAATTGGTACAGTACGCCCAGTTTCTTGGGCGATGGAGAATCCAACATAATTTGTATTTCTCTGATAAATTCCCGCACTAGAATTATAATGATTATTATAAAATCCATTCCATTTTTGCATTGTGTCAGCAGCAAAATTTGCAATCCTTAAATGACCATAGTAACCCACACCGAAATTTGCTCCTTTACCGACTAATATGCTCCCATTAACTGCGCTAATTGCTGAAACTTGAGCACTTTGATGTGCTAAAAACCCACTAAAGGAATCAGCGGGAGAAGTAATGAACACCAGCCACATTGGACAACCCGCCGCGCTCGTATCGTAGATAATCACGCGCCCAGTTTCTGCAATGATCGCCACCCCACCCCGTGGGAATTTCCGCCGCCCGCCGCGAAACACTTCAGTCTGCGTCTGCGCGCCGATCAGCCCGCCGATCATGTAAAACTTGCCGTCGGTAGTCGACTGGTAATAGTCGCCAGCCACAGCGCCGGTGATCGCCCACGCGGCCGCCAAGTTCGTGCGCTGCTGCCGCCACGTGCCGGGGCAAAGCGGCTCGTTTTCCCAGCTCTTGTCCGTGCACTTGTCGGTCCATGCGCCGCCGTCAGAATCGTTGAACGGGAAGTACGGAAACAGCTTGACCACGGCGCCGTAATGGAGCGACTGCGAGATCGCCGCCAAGGCTTCATTCGCCGCCGTGGCCACTTGCGATGCAGTGATCGCCTGGTCGCGGTAATTAGCGGCCTGGGCTGCAGCCGAGGTCGTACCGGCCAATGCGCCCTGGGCGGACGTGTTCGCGGCGCCGGCGGTGTTGGCGTTGGCGATGGCGTTGGCCTCGGAGGCGGCTGCGGCGACCTTGCTTGCCTGGGCGGCTTGCTCGGAGCTACCCGCCGTGTTTTTGCTATTCAGTGCCGCCGAGGCCGACAACGCCCCGGCAGCAGCGGCATCGGTCGTCGCCTGCTGCTTGCTGTTGACGTCTGTCTGCAGCGCATTGGCTTCGGTGACAAATACGGGCAGAGCCGACAGTAGTGCATCGCCGCGCACCGCAAAGTTGATTGGGTCGGCGCGGTTCGGTGGAGCGGGGAGTGGTGAGATAGCCATCAGGTCAAGCCTTCAATTTCAAGATTGCAGTAGGAGACAGTCGAGTAAGCGATGTCTATCGAAAAGTCACGGTAAAAGCCGAACACGATCAGCGGCTCGTAGCCGGCAACGTCGGTGCCGATCCAGGCGCACGGCGTCGCCCGCAGGCTCGCCAGCACGCGCTGCACCTTGTTGATCTGCGCGGTATCGAGCATCGCCTGGGCAGACATACGCTTGCTGTAGCCGCGCTTATTGAGCGTAGTGACGCCGGTCGCGCTGGTGTCCTTGCGGCTGTAGTCGACGATGCCGGCCGATGCGCCGAATTGCGTGTCGCCCAGCATGTACATCGTGCCGACCGACAGGTCGCCGCATTTGACAGTGCCATTTCCGCTGATCGATACCGTGATGTGGGCGTTGCCGTACGGTGGCAGATCGGTCAGCACGACCTCGGCCAGTTGCACCGATGGCTCGAAAAAATACTGATACCAGTCCGCGATGATCGTGCCATCGAGCGAAATGGTCTTGCTGTAGACGACAGGACCGGCCAGGCCGTCGCGCACGGTGACGGCAAGCGCGTTGCCCTCCAGTCCAAACAGGGCCAGGCTGTTGGCGTACGATGGCTTGATGACCACAGTCAGCAGACTGGCCAGCGCGGTCTGCGTGCTGATTTCATCGTCGAACATCGCCCAACGGTTCGTCGGACCGCGCTGCGCCCAGTACAACGCATCGGTGCCGGGCGTGTGGCCGACGTTGGGGGTCTGCACGCTCTCCCAGATCTGGTGCGCGTAGATGCAGCGCGCACCGACGGCATAGCCGGTCGCGGCCGCATACGGGGCGTGGTCGGCTTCTGGCGCGTTGCTGCTGATCAGGACCGTGTCGGTGATCGGTGTTGGTTTGACGACCTTCATGCTGCCACCGCCGTTTGCAGTGGCATGTCGACATCAGTGCGCACCAGGGCGCCCTCGACGTAGACGCGATCAGCCAGGCGGGCCATCTTGGCGTTGCTGACTGCGATCGCGCGCAGTTCTGCACGCATCGCGATCAGCTCCTGATTCTGCTGCTCGACCAGCGCTTCGAGCCGCGCGGTGTTGCCGGCGCTGTTGCCGCTGCCGCCACTGAGCATGCCGCGTGTCTGTGATGCGTTGAAGATGCGCGATGGACCGGTCACCTCCAGCTCGGGGCCGTTCTCGCCCACCAGGCGCAAGCCTCCGGCATGGTCACCGCCCAGCGCGAACGCCGGAATCGCCTGCCCAGTCAGTGCGGCAATCACCGCATGCAGCCCTGCTGCCGTCTTGTCGCTGCCGGCATTGACTGCATCTGAAATGATGCGCTCGGCCGACTTGCTCGATGCATCCAACGCAGCCAGCGTCACGTCGATCTGGCCCAGCATTGCCAGGCTGTCGGCCGCGTAATTCGTCGGCGTCAGCGTCTCCAGGCGCGCGGCGATCGCTTCAGCCCGGGCTATGGCGGTCGCTGCGAACGTGGCATAGCTTGATCCGGACAACACTTCCTTGGCCTTTTCCAGCAACGGGTTCAGTGCCGAATTGAGCGTGGACCCATAGCCGGCCAGCGTTTCGCCGTCGCTTGACATCGCTTTTGAATACGCGGTGGCATACGATGCCTGCAGGTTGTCAAATTGCTGGGCATCGGTCATCTGGCCGTAGCGAATATCGGCGACAGTGCCGCGCAAGCTGGCAGCGCTGGTGGTCATCAGATCCGCAAGCTGCTTTTGCGCGTCGTAATATTTGACAGTTTCTTCGCGCAACTTGGACAGTTTTCCGACTGATTTACTGGCGTCGATCGCAAAATTTTGCAGTGCAGCTGCATAGGCAACTTGCTGTGCTTTTGCATTTGCAGCGGCGGCTGTATAGCCGTTGTTTGCTGCGACCAGCTCTGCGGCAGTAGATGCCGCGTTGGCTTGTGCTGCAGACAGGGTTGATGTCGCTGCTGTCAGCGCAGCAGATGCGTTGCGCGCTGCGATGTCGTAAATATTTTCTGAAATTTTGGAGACTCGAATACTTGATGTTTGATCGTTGAATCCGCCAACGCCAGCAGCATTGGATGTGTATCCAACCGAGCCGCCACTAAAATTGCCATCTCGAAATAGGGTTGCCAGATATCCGCTAGCGACCCTAATCGAACTCAACTCGTCATTTCCTACGGCGCCCAAACCATTGTTACCAATACCCATCGTGCTGGAGCCGCCCCCGTAATTGCTGTCCCGGTACACGGTAACGGCGCTGGCATCGAGTGCGATAGATGCGGCGCGCGCGGCGACAAGCTGCTTGTTTAATTGTGCGCTGGAGGCTGATGCCGCCTGAAGCGTCGCCCTCGCTGCAGCGTCTGCTTGAGCCGCTGCCACTGCTCGCATGTCAGTTGATTCCAATGTGTTAGAGGAGGCAATCAAACTTGCATTACTCGGCAGTGTCGTATTAATTGCCCCCATTGCCGCATTGATCGCCGCTTTACTCATCACCGTCGGATTGATGATCTGCATGGCTGCCTCGCGCAGTGCGACCCGCTCGGCACTGATGCTGTCGATCGCGCCGGAAATACGGGTGGCCAGGCTCTCGAACACCAGGCCCATGGTTGCCACAAATGTCTCGGTGTTGACGCCCGCCAGCGCATCACCCAGGCCGGCGATGTCGATGATGGTGCCGGCAGCACTGCGCTTCAGGTCGTCGATTTCGTTGGCCAGATCCAGGGCTGATACTTGTGCGCCGGTCAATGTCGGGCCGAGCGCACTGCCGGCGCCGTTGAACGTCAGCAGCTTTGACTGTGCGTCGAGGAAGATCGTCGAGATACTGCCGGCCACGCCGCCGGCGCTGGTCATCGCATCGGCCAGCGATGTCAATTTGAGCATCGTCGCATCGAGCGCCGGCGTGAGTTTGCCGTTGCCGGTGAACGCAATCAGCAAACTTTTTGCCGCATCCTCAGCCATTTTTGCAGTGACCGCAGCCACCGCGGCAAACTCCGGCGCCACCGTCAGCAGCGCCGCATAAGCCGCGCGGCCAGCGTCGGTATTGAGATCCAGCGTGCCGGCCAGTGAGCGCAGTCCGGCCATCGTGTCAGGCATGGCCAGGTTGACGGCAGCCAGCGCGGCAGTCATCGCCTCCTGGCTTTTCACGGCGCGCTCGCCTTCGGTGTAATACAGATCGTAAAACGACTTGCTGGCGGCAACCAGGTTGTCCAGGCTGCCGAAGGCATCGGCTAGCTTTGATGCAGCATCGCCGCCGGCAAGCGAGACCTGGAACAGGCGCTGGCGCAGCAGCGACAGCCATGCGTTGGCAACGGTGATCGATCCGGACAGGCGTTGCAATGTCGCGCTCGATTCCTCGCCGGCTTTTGCAAAGGTCGCAATGTTGGGCGCCAGCTCGTTCGCCATCGCATTGCCGACGCCGACAAAGAACGCCGTCACGGCAGCCGTGTTTGCTGCGGCATCATTGGTCAGCGCGATATTGAGCGCTTGCGTGCGAGTCGCTATCGCATTGGCGTTGATGCCAAGCGCGTTGGCGAAATCGGTCGACGCGGATTGCAGCGCACGGTATGCGCTGCCGAAGCTGTCAATTGTCGCTGCATCGACAGCGCCGCGATCTGTTCCATATTTGTTGCTGCGGAACCAGCCGCCTTTTTGCTTCCAGTTGCTGTACGTCTCACCCGAAAATCCATTGGCACTCAGCGTGCCGGAAACGCCCGCACTGGTCACGTTTTTATTTCCCATGCCAAAAGCACGGTTGGCCAACCCGCCGATTGCGCCGCCGATTGCAGCGCCGATAGGCCCGCCAAAAAATGCGCCCGCTACCGTGCCGACATTGACGACAGCGCTGCCATGGCCGCCGATGCCGTACTCACCAGAGATTGCCGAGCCGATCAGCTTGCCGGCGGCAATGCCGGCAGCGTAGGTCGCAGCGGTGCCAGCCATGGCTGCCGTCTGCCCGCCAGCGGCGATGTTGCCACCGGCAGCGGTCGGGCCCATCATGCCGGCCGTGCCGCCCACGGCATCAATGCCCGCTTGCACGCCCATCGAGACAGACGAGCCGATGCTGGCAAAGCCGCTGGTGATCGCGCTGTACGCGCTGCTGATGCCCTGCATCATGCCAATGCTGCTGCCGATGGCGCCGCCGCCGGACGCTTGCGCCGCACCAGCGAATCCAGCGCCCGATACGCTGGCGCCGATGTTGAAGATCCATTTCTTGACCGTCATCTGATAGAGCAGGTCAAGCAAACCGTTTTTCAAGCTGTCGCGCAAGCGGTCGAATGCGGATTTGCCAGAGTCGAAAATCGAGACGAAGGTGTCGTGCGCGGTCTGGTCGATCGAATCCCACATCTTGACTTGCGATGCGAGCTTGTCGTCGTTCGCTTTTTTGGCCGCCTCCAGGCCGTCGAGTTGCGCCATCGCGGCCACGCTGCGCTCGCGCTGGTAGATCAATTCCTCCAGCTTCGCAATTTCGGCCGTGTAGCCCTTGCTGCTGTCTGCCTGGGCCAGCTGCTCGCGCAGACGGGCCAGTTCCATTTCTTCGATTGCTGTTTTCGTCAGGCCGAATGTCTTGACAAGCTCGACGTTGCGGTCGGCCTCGTCCTGCGCGGACTGGATCAGTGCGCCGTCAGCGGCAAGGCGTGTATCCGCCTGCTCGACATAGAATTTGTTCGCCAGGTTGAGCGCGTCTTGTGCTGCGACGACGGCGATCAGGTTGCGGGCCAGCGTGATGTGCGGCTCGGAGAGCTTGTTCTTGCCGGTTCCGATCGCTTCATCCAGCTTGATCGTCATCTTTTGCGCTTCGGTCAGCGTGTCGTAGCCGAGCAGTTCGAGCTTGCCGGCGGCGATCTTTTCATTGATCGATGTGACGAGACTGGTGTAGGCGGTTTGCTCGACTTTGGCGGCACGGGCAGCCTTGGCGGCGCCCTTGTCTTTTTCTTCGTATTGCTTGCGAATTGCTGCCTCGATTTTTGGATCGAATGCCGTGCCAGATTCTTTGATATAGAGCGCGAGCTCCACATTCATTTTTTCGGTGTTGGTCGAATATTTCAGAGCCCATTCAGCGGCACTTTTCATACCGGAAATATCAGTTCGCCGGGTCTCTTGCTTGTTTGATGCTTCAATGCTGGAGGCCAAAAATCCGTACTGGATACCCAGTGCCCGCGCCTTGGCTGCGCGCACATCCAGACTGATGCCGGCATACTCGCCTTCCGATCGATCAAGCATTGCCATTTTTTTTGCAATATCAATCAGATCATCGCTGGCAGCAGAATTTGTTTTTGCTTTCGGCAAGCCCTGTTGCGCGGCATCGTTGCGATCCTTCAATCTTTCAGTCTGTTTGTCCAGGTTGGCAATGATTTCACCCGTGCTTAGCTTTGTCGACTCGGATGCATCGTCATTGGCTTTTTTTGCCGAGTTGCCGAACACCATCCACGCGGTTGCAGCCAGCCCAAGAATAGTGATGACTGCACTGACCGGGCCACCGAGCAGCCCCATGGCGCGCGTGGCCAGGCTGGCTGTCGCAACGCCGCCGGCACTGGCCGCATTGAGCGCTGTTTGCGCGGCTGTTTGCGCAGCAAGCGTTGCGGTTATCTGCGCTGACACTGCGGCTTGCTGGCGCCCAAGCAGCGCGAGTTCGGCGATCATCGCCGCGCGTGCCGCCTCGGCCACGGCCAGCTCCGCAGTCGCCAGGCGCAAGGTGCGCAGTGCAAATGACTGCACGCCGGCGGCTGTAGCAGCGGCCATCGCTGATTCGGCCGCCAGAATATTGGCTTGCGCGCCCGAGAGCCTGGCAGCAGCTTCGGTGCGCGCCAGGACGATGCCTTCCGTCGTGACGGCAAACCCGGCAAGACGCTGCGTGGTCGCAATCACCAGCGCATTGGCTGATGCGAGCGTCGATGCAGCTACGGCGGCATTGGCGGCGACCATGGCACGGCTGGCGACGATGGCATCGTAGGTGCTGACGATATAGTTGCCGAGCATCGCCCCCAGTTTTGCCGCGACGGCGGTTGTCATCGCCCCCGCCAACAGCACCAGGTTGTTGGACAGCAGCCCGATCATTCCCGTCAGCACCGACACGGCGCCACTGGCGTTGGCCTGGATGCCGACGAATTCCATCATGTTGTTTTTGAGGACGGTCATCGCGCCGCTAATCGTCGAAATTTCCTTACCCTCTTCGCGCAGGCGCTGCAATGCATTCGGCAACACATCGGCCATGATCTTCGATGTGATCATGCCCTCGCCTGCCATTTTTTTAAGTGCGCCGACCGGCACCCCGATGCCATCGGCCAGGGCCAGCATCAGACGCGGTGCAGCTTCGTTCACCGCATTAAATTCCTCGCCGCGCAAGGTGCCCGAAGCAAAGGCTTGGCTCAGCTGCAGCTGGGCCGATGCCGACTCGGTCGCTGTGGCGCCACTGACCATCAGCGACAAGTTGACGACCTCGGTGATTTTCGCGACCTGGGCCTGCGCTACGCCCAGTTCGCGCGTGCCGTTGGCAATCCTCGCATACAGCACGCCAGTGGCCGCCATCGATTGCTGCGAGGCGTTGGCGACGCGCTTGACGTCGTCATATGAGGCCGCATATTCGCGCACCGACTGCGAGGCCAGGCGCAATTGCGCCGTGAATTTGGTGTACTCATCGACCATCTGGACCAGGCTCGACAGACCGGCGCCGACGCCGACAGCAGCGGCGATCGCGCCGAATGCCGTGCGGGCCGTGTTGGCCAGCTGGTCCATCGACTGCCCGACGCTGTTGATCTGGCGGCGCGATGTCTCGACGCCGTCGACGCCGATGCGGATGATCGCGCCTGGTCCAGTTTGATATGCCATGTTTTACCTGTTCACCGTTTTTTTGACCACTCATCGAGCGCTGCATGCTCCATCGCCTGCAGCCCGACAAACATTTCCCGCTGCTCTTTTTTGTGCACCTGGTGTAGACGCATGCACACTTCGACGCCGGCATAATCGAGGCCCGTGCGGCCATTCATGCCGATGATCCACTGCGTCTGCACCGCCAACCACAAGTTGAATGTCGCCACGTTTTCCGGCCACAACCAGAACTCTTCCTCTGCTGCGATACCCGACTCCACCCGCAGCCCGATGGCGGCCAGCGCGTCTGCGATGGCATCCTCGGGCGCTGCTTCGTCGCTATCCGGAAAACGCAGCTCGCCGCGCGCGAGCAAGCGCGCGGCGGCGATCAGTTTTTTGTTTTTGCGCTGGCGGCTGCCAGATAGGCTGGGAACACGGCGTCGAGTACGCCCTGAGTGCTGAACAGCATTTCCAGTGCCTCGGGGCAGAAGTCGGCCGGCGTGTCGTCGTCGTTCAGGACGAAGGCTTGGTCCTTCCAGCCGGTCGTGATGTCAGTCATTTTTTCGCGGATCTTTTCGCCGGTGACGACGCCGTCGTCGTTCTTGATATCGGCCTGGAATTGATCGGTGCTGACGCGGGCGCAGGTCAACGTGAATGCGTAGTGCTTGACCTTGCCGTCATCGGCCATGGAGAATTTGACGGGGACGGAGACCTTGTTTGCGACTGCGAGCTTGAGTGCCATGGTGGTGTTCTTTCAGTGGATTTCAGGTTGGACTCCTTGAATTCAAGGAGTCCGATTGGTGGGTTGAATTACAGACAGACGATGCGCAGTTCGTCGTTGCCAGCGACCGGAACGGCACGGATGTCAAAACCGACCATCCGCTTGCCGTTAAAATCGACTTTTTTATGATTGCTCAGCTGCACGGCGGCCAGGAAAATGATGACCTTGGCGCCAGTCACGGTGCCAATCGTCAGCGCCAGGGTTTGCTTTGTGCCGGCCTTGACGCCATCCAGCAGTGCAAGTTCTTGCGTCGCCGTCAATTCCAGTTCGATCGAGCCAGTCACTTCGCGGTCCGTGATGTCGACTGATTCGCTCGACAGCAACGGATTGAAATTGACCTTGTTGCCCATCTTGAAATCCAGCCCGGAACTGGGGTAGACGGTGCCGCCGGTGACAGCGCCGAGTGCATATGTGCCGCCGAGCGTGATGTCGGTGACATTGGCCTGGGTCATCGCCACCGGCATTTTCCAAGCGGTGAATACTCCGGTAGGGTTGTCTGCCACGGAGACAGTGCCAACCAGTCCGGTGAACTCGAATTTGAAAACAGGCCGTTCGCCGACCTTGGCCGAGAGGCTGAAATCACCCATCGCGCCCAGCTGCGGGTGCAGCAGGCCGTCGTCATAGTAGAGATTGGTGATGGACTTCAGTCCGGACGTCACCGGCGTGTACTCGACCCGCGCAGGAGTCTCCAACAAGCCCTCGGCCATTGCGCAGCCCAGCAGCAACGTGCCCCAAGCTGGCGGCGTGGCGGCGGCGCCGCTGCCGGCCAGTTCGGTCGTGATGCCAAGCTTGACGCTGGCCGGGCCAACCAACTGCTCGTTCGCGCCGAAAAAGCCCTTGATGTTGTTGCGGTCGATCATCTTGGCGTCGAGCGGCGTGATCGTCACATCGGAGATCAGCACGGCATTGAGGGCACCAGTGGGTGCGGCGTTGGTTCCGTAGACGGTTTCCAGCTTGGAAAGGACGACGGTGTTTTTGATATAGCGTGGCATGAGATGCTCCGGCGCCTCGCGGCGGTGAGAGTTGAAAATCGGGACCCCGGCGCCTCACGGCGTTAAGGGTTGTAAAGCGTTAAAAAATCAATCGGTGTTGTGGGTATCGGTTGCGGTCGTAGTCGCGATATTGCCCCACCATTCCCCTGCCTGTGCAGAGATGAACGGCGCGGCATCGGGGCCGGTGCGCTCTTGCCACTGTGTACCGTCCCAGCGCCAGGAGCCGCCACCGGGTGGTGGCGGGATCGGTGCAGACGTCTGCACAAATTTGGTATTGTTTGCCATGGTCAATCCAATGTCAGGTTGTTGGTGCGGTGCTCGACCGCATACGTCATGCGGATCCAGCCTGTTTTCTGGCCCTGGCTGTCATTCTCGGCTTCGATCTCCGGATAGCCGATGTCGGCCACCAGGCCGCCGAGCGTCGTGTCGGCAGCGAGGCGCGAGAAAACGGCAGCCATCAGTGGATCGACGGCCAGGTCGCCACTAGTAGTCGAGCTGCGGGCATAGCATTCAACGGTAATCTTCGAGCGCCAGTCGACCGGCGCGCCATGCATGACGCCGGGATACGGTGAGGCGGTATCGAATTGCACATTGATCGCCGTGATGTGCTCTTCGGCCAGCGTGCGCTCACGGGCCCGAAAGATGTTTTTCGAGACTATGGGTGTTGCAGCCAGGGCGGCAACAAACGCGGCAGTGATGTCGACAAATGCAGTCATGCCGTGCGCTCCAGCAGCAGCAAGCTGATACTGGTGCCGTCGGGCTCATGCGCGGCGATCGCATAGGTCACGCCACCGATGACCAGGAGCTTGCCGATCGGGTCAAGCGGGACGTCCGCGCTGGCCAGCGTGAATGCAGGGACGGTGCTGGACATGCCCATGCCGGCGCCGGCCTCGACATATTTCCGGTCGAAGATCCCCTGCACCCGGATGCCATTGAGGATGGCATCATCTGCAAACTCGGCGGTGCTGAAAAATGGGGATAAGTCTTCGTTGAACATAGCTTAGCCTTTGCTGTCAACGGCTGGAGTTTCGGATTCAGTCGCCACGTCTTGCGGTTTTTCAGCCGCGCCGCAAGCGATCAATGTCGCGGCGGTGGCTTTGGGCAGGTCTGCGCTGTCGCCAGGAGCGTAGCATTGGCCGTCATGAAGCACTGGTTGCAAGATGGTGAGCTTCATCATGCGACCGCATTGGTAATCAGGTAACCGGAATCGATGCTGGCAATGACGGGCGCCACTTCATCTGTGACCGGGTAAACGAACGATTTGACGTTGCGCTCGTAATACGGCACTTCGACGACAGGATAGCCGCCCAGCTGGTAGGTGTAACCATACGATGGCTCACCCTGGCTGGCCATGGTTCCGATGGCCGTATATGCCAGCACGATGTCCTTGCCCCAGATATCGACAAAGGCGCCGCTGTCATCGGCATAGACGGCCTTGCCGACGGTCAGCTTGTCGAGCTCGAAGAAACTGGCCAGCAGTTCCAGCGTGGGCACGTCACGCCCAGTGTAGACGGTGCGGGCGATGATTTTCGGGTGCTGTTTCAGCGCCGTGAAGACGGCGGCGCCGATGACGCCGGTATTCGGGTACACGCCGATCTTGCGACGCACGGCTTCCCGGCCCGCTTCGATGATGGCGATCGGGTCGGACGTGCCGGAAAAGTCGGAAAACTGGCTGGTTCCAGACAGCGTGATCTTGTTTGCAGCGGCATAGCTGGCGGCGGTGCGCGCGATGTCTGCTTGCTGCTTTTCCAGACGCATTGCGATGATTTTTTGCGTCTTGCGCACGGTGATCATGCTGTTGTCGATGCCCGGGACGGCCATGCCTTCCTGGTAATTTTCGATTGGCAACAAGCCTTCCAGCGAATGGCTTTCAAGCGCATAGGGTAAGCCGAGGTAGCCGAACTGCACGCGTCTGGTGTTGGCTCCGGGTGCGCGTGCGGTGGCATACAGCATGAAATCCTCCTTGCCGAAGCTAAGGATTTTCCCGCCTCGTGCGCTGACGGGGACGGTGGGAAACAGGCTTGATCCGACAAAGTCCGCCTGCGTGTAACCCTGCGCAGCGGTGGTGAGGATCGGATCGATGACGCGCGCTTGCGCGGTGGACATTTGTGGCATTTGGTTCCTGGTCTGGTTGGTTGTATTGCGTTGCGGATCTGGATCAGTTGGGAATCAGCAGGATCTCGATGGTTTGGCCGCTGGCGGTCGCTGCCTGCAGCGCCTGGCCGACAGTGGCGCCGGCGGTGCGCGTGATGACGCGGCCCGCTGCGTCGAGTTCGAGCGCGGCACCAACTGCCAGCGCGGCGCCGGCTTCGGCGATGGTAGTGCCCAGCGCGCCGTATGGCACGCGTTCGCCGATGGCGCCGGATACGTCGGCGAAACCAGCGCAGCGGCCGGCAGCGGCAGGCAGCGCACCGGCTGCGGTGACGGCGCGGTATTGAGTCAAGTCAGCGGTGGCGATGACGGAGAGAGTGAGCAATTTGATTGCAGATGCGGCCATGATGATTCCTTGTGCGATGAGTTGATGTCAGCGGTTTATTTGCCGCCGATAGCCTTGTAGGCGGCGATGAACGTAACGCCAGGATTGGCTGCCATGTGCAACAGCGTGGCGGCCTTCAATTCCTCCGGCGTCTTTTCTGCGCCGGATGCGGCCAGGGTGACGGCAGGCGGCGCGGCCAGCGGCAATGGCTTCGGCGCTTCTGCTGCGAGGGCGATTGCCATCGCACTGCGCGATTGCTTTTCCGCTGCCAGTACGGCCATCGCCGCATCGCCTGCGGTCGATTTTCCGTCGAATTTCAGCGACAGGATCAGCGCTTCATGGCCGGGAATGGCTTGCGCTTCGATGCCTTGGATACGGGCTTGCTCGATCCCAGGCGCAGCGGCCAGTTGGGCGGTCAGTTCGGCGATACGGGCGATTGCGGCTTGCAGGTCCATGGTGTTTCCTTGTTTTTTTGGCGGGGTGGTGTGGGTTGGTGCGCTGAAAAACTGGGCGTCGGTATCGGGATCAGCGCCCAGCGAGACGATCGATACTTCGCGCACCTGGCCGTTTTGCAAGACCACGATCGGGCCATGGAACAACTGACCGTTGACGGTCAGCGATGACCCGGCCTCAATCCACAGCTCGTTATAGGCGAACATGCCGATGCTCATCTGGTATGGCGCACCGCGCGTGGCGCGCTGAGCGATCTTTTCACCGCAGGATCCGGCGATATCCGAAAACAGCTTGCCAGCGACGGTCAGCGTCTTGCCGTCGTTGGTGGCGCTGTCGATCACGCCGATGATTTCACTGCGATCATGCTCGGCCAGCAGCGGCATCGTGGCAGCGGCGAATTTGGTTGTCGCCAGGTCGATGACCAGCGGGCCCCAGTGGTTGACCTGGCCGCCGGAGTACGCCTGGCCGGAAAATTGCATCGGCAGGCTGGCAGAGCCAGGGTCGGCGGCAAGTGCCAGCGGCGCGGTGAGCGTGATGTGGGTCGGATTTGTCATGCTTTTATTATGGCAACTTATGATCGTCCAAAATAGGGCATATCCGGACGACTTTGGAAAATTGTCGAGGCGAAAAAAATCCACCTCGTGGGTGGCTATGCATGAAAAAAGCCAGCGGCTAGGCTGGCTTTCGGCGAATTAATTTACTGCGGCATACAACTGATCTTCCACATTTTTTCAAAGTACTGTTGAGCGACCATCTGGTTTATTTTGGATTCGGAAAGTGGGTTTACTTCCGGATTTACTTCCCTGGCATCATTATTTTTCTTCAGAATGGTAGTTTGTAAATTCAATTGCTCGATTATTTGCGTTGTACTCTCTTTGCGATCTGTTCCGATGTAGCCGTAATCCTCCATATACGCATCGCTGGCTGACTTCGTCACAAATCGCTTGAACCCAACGTAGCCGCCATTGCCATTCTTCGAGTTCAATTCACCGCACAACCATCCGCCAGGTGTGAGTCGTTCATTGCGATACTGTGTGCTGGCAGGGTCTTTCATTCGACTGTTGACGCTATCGCGTAGTGCAGGATACTTGAACCACTCATCATATTTCGACAAAAAAAAGATCCCGCCAGACACAAGCACTGCCGCAGTTACAGCCCATACAATAATTTTTTTCATGTCATCCTTCCAGGTTGCAATAATGATACAGCAGAGCAACATCAAGCTGGATTTTCTGCCAACTTTTCAATGCTCAATCGGCTGGAACATCGGCCGGCGCAGCAGTTGCCGGCACCGCCGGCGAGCCGGCTGGCGGGAAATAGATGCCATCGGCTTTTTCGGCGTTGATTTCGCGCACGCGCTGCTCGTGCTTGGTTTGCCAGTCGACGCCGTCGTGCAAGATCGATTCGGCTTGCTTGGTGCTGATGCCCAGGTCGACGCGCTTTTGCGCTGCGGCGACTTCCTTGGCCGGGTCGATCGAGCCGGGGCCATCGCCGGTCCAGATCGCAGCGCACCAGGCGGCGCC